GAGAAACAACATCAAGAAGTTGTTGCTGTCAACATTTGGCAGCATTGGTGGAGGTGGATCTGGTGGCCTATTTGGCGGTGCCATTATTCCTGGTATTCTTGCCGGAGGTGGACCAGTTGCCAACAACAGACCCTACATTGTGGGCGAGCAAGGACCTGAATTGTTTGTACCAAACTCAGCAGGAAACATGACACCAAATTCAGCCTTGGGTGGCAACACACAGGTCACCTACAACATCAATGCTGTGGATGCCAGAAGTTTCCAAGCACTGGTGGCACAAGACCCCAGTTTTATATATTCAGTGACCGAACAAGGTCGCCGAAGTTTTGCAGGAGCTAGATAATGAGCTTTCAATGGATTATTAACATGGCTGAAACACTCAGCCTTGACAAAAAGAAAATGATTGGACAAAGTGAAACACGCTCAGGTGTGATTCGTGCTGTGAGTCGTGGTGCACTACCTGTGATTATCACTGCCAAGTTACCCGACGGACCGCGATGGACCAATCTAAAAAGCGATATTGCCGCAGCCACAGCACTGGATAGATATCAAACAGCAACTATAACCATACCCTATGCTAGGTTTCCCTGGTATTATGGCAATGTCAATCCCGGCACTGATGAAACATACACAGTGTTGTGTGTGTCATTTCCTGAATACACGATCTTTCAACAGAATCAAGTTTCATGGTCTGGACCTTTTGTGTTCCAGGAGTACAAGGCATAATGGCACTTGATCTTTCCAGTTACCGTGCGGTACAAACAGCCAACTTTGTGAAGATATCTGGTACCAGCTATCCAACACTGTTGTTCAGTGATGACACCAAGACCAGAACCATCAGCGGTGAAACCTATACCAACATAGGTCAATTGCTGTACATTGGCAGCACACGCAGTGAAATTCGTGCGCTAGAACAAACTGTGGATCTAGGCATATCTGGAATTCCTGCAGGATCCATTGCTCAATTTCTCAACACCAACTACAAAGGTTGTGGCATTGAAATTCGACAAGCATTTTTCAATCCCACCACAGATGCCATATTGAGTATTGCTGGCAATCCCTTGATAAAATTCAAAGGCTTGATCACCAACTTTGGCATGGAAGAATCCTGGGACAATCCTGGCAAGACACAGACATTTACCATAGTGCTACAGTGTTCAAGTCTTGTGAGCACAGTGCTTAAAAAAGTCAATGGCAGAAGAACCAATGACAGTGATCAGCAAGCCTTGTATCCCAATGATCTAAGCATGAGTCGTGTGTCAACTGTGACCAAATCACAGTTTCAATTTGGTAAAGCTGGAGGCGCCACAACATGAGTTTTATTGATGATGTTATAGGTTTTGGAAAAACTGCGCTGGGCTACCTGTCAGGCAACAGCCTAGGCAGCACAGTGTTACGCACAGTTATCAGTGGTGTTGCGTTGAATCAGGTGGCTAAGAGCATCAACAAAAGCAGTGACAATTCCACCACCACCAGCACTGCTGAACAAGGTGTGAGTGTTTCTGCCACAGCCAGCACAGAAAGCAAAATACCTGTGTTGTATGGTCGTGCCGTGACAGGTGGTCAACTGGTGGATGTTCGTATGAGCAATGACAATCAGACCATGACCTATGTGTACTGCATCAGTGAAGTCACAGGCAATTTGCTCAGCACAGGATCAGCCAGTGTGTTCAGTTTTAACAACATCTACTGGAGTGGATATAAAATAAATTTTCAAGCTGACGGAATTACTCTAGCCAGCATTGAAGACCTACAAGGCAACACAAGAACCAACTGGGCTGGAGAAGTCCGTGTTTGGTGCTATCGCAATGGTAGTTCTGACGGTGTGGTGCCAGTGGGATACTCGGGCACTGTGCCCACAGCATGGGGTGTCGTACCAGATTGGACACCTTCCTGGGCCATGACAAACCTAGTGTTTGCAGTAGTACAGGTAAACTATGTAAGAAAATACAATCTTGTGGGCATTGGAGAAATGACTTTTGATGTCAGTAATTCAATGACACTACCTGGTGATGTTCTCTATGACATCACAACAAACACAAGATATGGAGCGAGTATATCGCCCACAGATATAAAGGCCACATGATATGAAAAGTTTTAGCGATCTCAACAGTTATTCAAATACACCAGTTACCTATGCCAGTGAATCGGACTATTTGCTGACCTGGACCACCAGTGAAGGCGATGTGACTACTTCGCAATTTGAAGGCAGCAGTTTCCTTGTGGCCAAACAAATTGATCTTTTGGTAGCCACCGACATCACACGAGATATTCTTGTGACTATTGTGCCCAGTAGCATGGCACCAGTGGCATTTGTTCAGTACACCGGCGCTGACGCCAATATATCAGTGGTCACTGATGGCATCAGCAGTTGGACAGTGATGGGTATTCGAACAGTGGCTCAATACTCAAATGTTTTTGCAAATCTTTATGTGGGCATCACACCTGGACAGTTAGAACCATTTAGTTTTTCTACCAGGCTTGATGACCAAATGGGAGATCCCATACAAACCTGGTTGACCACAGTCACAGTTCTGGACAGTGAAGTTTTTGTGGCTCCCACCAGCATTGAATTTAATGAAGATGAATCTACACGAGTTGCCAATGTACAAATTACAGAAAACTTTTTGTATGCCACCAACTACACTATTACAATAACACCAGAAAATCCTGCCACAGCACAAATTGCTTTTGCTCCTGGCAATGTGGCTGCCAATTCCTGGACCACCACATCTACCAAGGCTAGCATCAATTCACAACTGGCCAACCTGGTGTTTGTACCAAGACCAGATTTTGCTGGCAACACTTATTTTGACACATCTGTTACAAGAGTGTACAACAGTGAAACCACTGGCAAACGAACCTTGGCCAATTGTGCAGTAACACATCCTGATTACAGTGCACCATCAGGCTATGGCTGGAGTGAAAATGCCACCACTACCATTGGCTCTGATGGTTCCACAAGTTTAGCCATTACTGACTTGGCCATAGGTAAAAACTATACCAGCAATGTGGTCATGAGTCCCAACACAGTGGGTAATTTGTATGTGAGTGGGATCATTTCTGGAAATAGTGTCAGCTTTAGTGGCAACAAAACACAGGTCAATGCCAATCTTGCCACTGTGACTTTCATTGGTAATGTATCAAACAAAATCAATGGCAACATACAATATGTGCAAACACAGACCACGGACAATATCCTTCAAGGCAATATTACTATTCCCTTAACATATCAGATACCAGCAATTCATATCTACAGCAATGTGGCCAAGAGTTTTGGCACAAGATTAAACAGCTCTGGTGGTTATGATTCTGGCTTGGCCACAGCCAATGTTGATTTCTGGGCATATCAATATCAGACCAATACCAGTACCAGTGGTGGTATTACTTACTTTAACTATACCAGCCCAAATACTGCCAATGTGTCGCTAACATCATTGAGAAGTACATCAAGTTACAAATATGGTCCACTTGGTATAATAATCAAAGACAGATATGGTATAAGAAGCAGACTTGACACCACAAGATCAGCTGGAAGTGCAAACTATATAGGATTTTGGATCCGCATGAACAAAAATCATCAGTTTGCTGTGTATGGTGGTGCCTACACCAGCACCACAGGCGGTGGCGCCGGTCGATATTGGATGCAGTTGATGTCATATAATAATTCTATGTATTGGGCAAACTACAGTTGGCTAATTGACGGTCCTAGCCTAGATGACAGTTCAAGTATTTGGTACGAAAGAATTCAACTGGGTGCCAATCCCACAGTGGGCGAATGGACACATTTTGCACTGCAAATTAGTGCAGGAACCACTGGTCCTTCAGGAACACAAGTTGTGAGTGCCTGGAGAAATGGTGTACCTATCACAGAATTTTATACTCAAGGTGGTGCTGGTGGTGGTGGCCCACCACCATTTGGAACATTACAAACTGGTACAACCTGGAATGGTAAAGGTACCTTTGACATGATTCAGGGTTGGAAGTTTGGAGCCAATTTTGGTGCACCAATTATTAATAACCAGATTAATGGTATCAATGGTACTACCAAGCCCTGGCTGGATATCACTGTAGATGACATAGTGGTTCGTGGTGATGCTCCTTACACCAACCTAGTGGCTTTTACACCCACAGCAGGTTCCTGGGGTGGCAATGTTCGACAATTGGTCACAGGAATATAAGGAAGTGCTATGCCTACACTAAGTTCACGATACACAATCAATGGATTGATTGATACCAATCAGACAGCCTTGGAAAACATGACCGCTGTGGTCAACAGTTGCAATACCTGGTTGAGTTACGATGCTGTTGTTGGAAAATGGGCAGTGGTAATCAACGAAGCAGGAGCATCAGCCTATAGTTTTGATGACAGCAATATTATTGGTGCCATTAATTTAAGCACCACTGATCTTGACAATCTCTACAACAGTGTGGAAGTTAGATTTCACAACAGCGAACTGCGTGACAAAGAAGACTATGTTGTGTTGGAAATTCCAGCTGGTGAACGCTTGCCCAACGAACCTGATAAAAACCTCACCATCAATGCTCCCCTGGTCAACAATCAAATACAAGCACAGCTCCTGGGACTTATTGAACTCAAACAAAGTCGTCTAGACAAAGTGATACAATTTCGAACTGATTTCAGTTACATCAACATTGAAGCTGGTACCATTATATCTGTGACCAATAGTGTGTACGGATGGACCAACAAGTTGTTCCGTGTGCTACAAATGACCGAACAAGAGAGTGAAGGTGCAATAGTGATTGAATTCACTGCACAAGAATATGACAGCAACATCTATGATGATGGTGATCTTTATGAATACCTGCGTGACAAAGAAGATGGCTTGATTGAACTTGATCCCTTGACAGATGTCAGTGCCATCACACCTTCCAGTGCTGTGACCGACAGCAATGGCAACAGCCTGCTGGGCTTGTTGGGTGCCAATGCGCTAATTGCCTTGATCAAAGGCATGATGGAAGATGGCAACACTGGTGTGGGTAGCTTGTGGAAAAAGATATTTGATATATTTCAAACCACCACAGGCAAGGATCTAATAACTAGTGCTACCAACCAGTCCACATATTTAAGTGTGGGAGCCTCAACTGTTCTTAGTAAAATGAACGCTATGAACACCAACATGACGCCTACAGCAGGATTTGATGCAGCCTATTATAACAATAAATCAAATTGGATTAGCATTAGTTTTACTGTGCCTGCAGGCATAGATGTGTTAGATATTGATGTTAAAACTCCAACATTTGAAATGAGTTTTGATGGAAAAGATCAGAATGATACCGCCAGGACCTGGACTATTTTAGCTCAACCAGCTTTTGAATTAAAATTATGGCGTGGTGCTACTCTAGCCACAGCTACAGAGCTTTCAACAAGTACCATAGACTGGAACAACAATTATAACAAAATAGTTTATGAAAGTCCCACAGCAGGAACTTACTGGGTCTCAGCACAGCTATTACAAACATATGACTTGACCATGTGGTGGGATCGTAGTCCCACCAACAATGAACCAAATACCTTGTACTTTTACAATTTTGTTAGTCAGGGTTCACCCTCAAGTGATTTCAACTTTGTTATAACTCAGGTCACTAATTAAGGACTCAAGATGTTTAGATATTTTTACAATTCCACTGGCGCCATTGTGGGTCAGGTGTTTTTCAAAAGAACCTGCAATGTCACAACCATGGTGGAATCTACCACCTACATTGACAGTGAACAGCGTGTGACCATGGACCAATATCATGTAGTTGCGGGCAATCTGGTGCCTATTTCTGAAATTCAATAAATAAAACATTGCTGATGCCATAGTGTCAGCAGTATCCCCAAGGAGGAGAATATTATGGCCAATGGAGTTTTATCCTTTGCTGACTATGTCGGCGGAGCAGACGAGTTAATAATCGAGCAATCGTTTCCCAGTACGCAACGCAGTGTTGTTTACAACTACGGCACAGACATCACAGGATGGACATTCAGTGCTGATTACCAAACACTAGTGATAGATGAGATTGCATTCAATCGCTACACTGGTGCACCCAATTTTGCAAATTCCAGTGTTATTGGTTACTTCCCCAAGGTAGACATGGCTAGTCCTCCTTTAAATGCCAACTTGCTGCCAGTGATCATCAACGCTGCCACAGGCACTGTGAAGGTGACTTTTCCAGCTGCCATGTACACAGGACCCATTATTCCGGATGCTCGTAAAAATGTACCCATTGTGATATTTGGATTCACTTGGAACATAGCATCTACTCCCACACAAACATTTACACATCGCTGGGCATTTATTCAGTGCTATGAACCAGATGTGGCCATTGCAAACCCTGTTCTTGATCCTGCTTACATTCCATTGGTGGTGGC